TGTTCTTCGCCATCTCCAGCGCCGTGTCCATCGTCAGCGTCCGCAGCTGCTGCTGTTTTTCTTGATCTGTTGCCATCTCTGTCCTCCCCCTGTGATAATGTTGTTACGCTATGCTTTGTACCCCTTAAGGCACAGCCAACAAGTGTAGTTTTGCGTACCGCTGGCCGTTCCCAATGCGTAAAGCCTCGATCCGGTTTTACTGTGTCCGAGTGCAGCCGCAGCCATTGAGAAACCGCTCCCGATCTGCCATTCCTGCGTAAGGCTGTAGTCAGTGTTCGCCATTGTGAACGGAAAAGTAACTTCTGTGTTATAGCCGTAGAATCCTCCATTCTGGTAATAATGAGTAATGCTTCCCGAGATCCGCTTATGTGCTTCGATCCATCCGTCCGGCCACTCTCTAACCGTCCATCCGTTTGCTGTGTAAACTTTGACGTCAACCTTAAGAATTGATTCTGCCATCAGGCGGTCACCCGCCTTCCGAAGATCAGTCCGTGTAGTAGTATCGGAGATTGATGGTCGTTATTGTCGCACCGCCTGCTCCGTACACATACTGTCCGTTCGCATTCACGCCAAGTGCGTCCTTTCCCGATGAGCTTCCATAGTTCCACATCATGCAGAACAGAAAGTGGTTCATCCCGCTTGGAAACTCGTTTCCGATACCGACATACCCCGCCGCACCGATCTTCAGGTTGGTCAGGGTCTTTTCGATATACTTGATGGGCGACTGTACCCGCTTCACCACGCTCTCGCTCATGCCGCACACCTGAGCATTTTGCCCGGGATTGTAACCCTTTTGTTACCCCCCCCCCAATTTATAGACCGCGAGCACTTGAACCGTATACCTTTGTGCTCCTGCTGCGATAAGATCCAGCGTCGTAGCAGGCACATCTCCCCTGAAGCATCTCACGACCATAGCGTTATTCCATGTTTGTTCCGGCCAAGCCCCCAAAAATTCAAGACGGTCAAAGGTCGTTCCTGCCGGTTTCACACTGTTTACCTGTTGTGATAGATCAATCGAGGTAACGCTGTTTGCCGTCAGATTCACTCCAGCCTTGGCAATGCGTACCCTCTGCTCTCTCGATCCTTTCAATACCGATTCTGCCATCTCTCAATGGCACTGGTTTTACACGACATAAGACAGGCTGAACCATATAGCCTTTGACCCGGAAAGTGACGAGTTCATATAGAGCAGACCTGTTGTTGCGATAGCGATGTATGCCACATCGTCCGGGTGCTGATATGCTCCGCTTGCGACTCCTGCCAAACCTCGGATTACTTCCTTCGGAAGGTCTACCCCGGAAATCGTCCCGATTGGTGTATCCGTTCTGGCTGTGAGGGTCACGCTTGTATATCCGTTAACAGTGACAACATTCCCATCCTGTCTGACATTGATGGAACGGTTGACACTCCCGGAAACGCTTCCTGTCTTCCTCGTGTTTTGGATTTTGCTCTCCGCCATATCTCATTTGGCGGGCTGAGTGATTACTTTGGTACTACTGCGGGAACAACAAAAGTCGCATAGCCTGCAGGAGCCGGTCCGATAAACCAGTTGAACCCTCCTGTTGCGAATGCGTTGCCTTTTGTGTGGTTGAGGTAAGCATTGTCCGTTATCACAATATTCGTCCCGCTTCCTCGTGTAGTCGCAGACCCATAGCCTGTGAAGGTCGGGATATCCGCAGGAAGTGGAATTGTGACGGCCGGTCTGACATTGACCGGAATGTTAGAGAGATTCAGCCTCGCAAACATCGCCACATACTCATCGTTGTATGCGTACCTTATCTCGCCGCTGTCAATTGTTCCTGCTGATGTAGAGCAAGCTGAAGGACTAACGCCTCCGGTCTTCAGCGGATGAAGTCCCTTCTTAATCACACTCTCCGCCATCAGGGCCACGCCCCTTCATCACTCAGCCAGTAGCTTCCGCTACCTCGCCTCAGACCCCCTTGTACGAGAGTCCCCGGAGAGCATTGCCTTACCAGTGCACGCCCTCCTTTTCTGAGAATAGAGCTGTGAATGTACACACACACACACACACACACACAGCGGAAACTTTGTTATTCATTTGACGTTCCCTCCTCCGGTGTCGGTTCGGGTTCCGGTTCGGGTTCCGGTTCGGGTTCGGGCTCCGGGTCGGGCGGGAACGCTCCGTACTTCGCACTCTCGATCTGGAGTCCGTCGCTCACCCGGATGATGCAGGCGTACTGGAGCTGTCTGTCCTCCCGCTTGCCCATTGCCCCCAGTGCATCATGCCAGTAGGCATAGGCCCGCATCCGGGCCTTCTCCGTGTCTCCGTCATAGTTCTTGCTGTCCACCGCCTTCGGGTAGCCCGTGAGGTCGGCGTAGTTGCCGTTGGCGTCCACAACCTGTGCAATGACATTGAAAATTTCTCTCATCTTGTCCTCCTTATCCCGTTACTGTTGTCCCCGGGATCTCCAGGATCAGCCGCAGCGTGGTGCTGCCGGAGATGCTCCCTGAGATCGTGAGGCTTCCGTTGGCTGTAGTGACGGTCCAGTCCGATGTCATGGCGCTGGGCGTCCCCACCTCGTCCCTTGTCACAATATGGTTTGCGGTAATGGCCGGATGATAAACCGTCTTCGGCAGGCTGGAGAAGGACGCCAGCTCCACACAGATGTGGCTGGAGATCCCGCCGCAGGTGAGCTTCCAGGTCCCGATGTCCAGTTCCTGGTCCCGCTCTGCCGCCTTCCCGAAGGCCGCCCCCTGACCGCCGTTGCGGATGTGCAGCGCCCAGTGGTTCGACTGGATCACCGCGCTGATGACCGCGGTATTCCCCAGTCCGTCCGTAATTTCCACCTGGATGTCGTACACCGCGTCCGTCATCCCGGATACCAGGAAGCTCGCCACACTGTAGAGCTTCCGGTCCCCGCTCAGGGTGGTGGTGCCGCCGGTGATGGTGACGTCCGCATCAAAGGTCGATGCGCTGGCCAGCTTCTTCCGGACCACTGAGGTCTGGGTGTTCTGTCCCTCAATGTTCGAGTACCACCCGGCCATATCCACCCGCAGGTACGTCCCGTCATCGGCCTCGTTTCCGTTGGCGTCGGTTCGGGTGACGGTTGCGCTCAACGCCGGGTTTCCGTAGGGCGTGATGGTGGTCTCGTAGGTCTCGCTGGCCGTAAAGCCCCGGCTGTCCGTCACCGTGCATACCACTGTGGTCACGGCACTGATGACTCCGCTGTCCTGGCTTGCGGTTCCTGCCGCCACATCCACCGCTGCAGCGCCTCCGAATTTCACGGTCCACTTGGATACCGTCGCACCGTACTGCAGCGTGACGTTGCCGCTCACAAAGCTCGCCCGGATCTTCGAGTACCCTTGGATGTACCCGGTCATTCCTGCGATCTGCCCGGTGTTGTACGGCGCTATACTGAAGGCGTTTGCCGTGCTGGGTCCCACCTGCGCCGCCGTGAAGCTGATGGTTACCGTCTTCGTCTTCGTCCCCGAGAGGACCCCTCCGAAGTACGTCGATACCGTGATGACACAGCTCACGCTCGCCTTGTTCGGGTAGCTCGCTCCGTACGTGGCCAGGCTCGGCGTCCAGCTCAGGGAGCTCGCGCTGCCCTGGGTCTGCAGGGTTACCGCTGTGCTGCTGCCCACCTTCACGCTGACGGTGTATTTTCCGCCGCTGGTGGAGCTTCCGAAGCTCATGCTGATGGGATTATCGAAAGTGGTGTTGTTCGCTGTGATCTCCCCTGGGCTTCCGTAGGTGCCGGAGGCGTTAATGGTCAGCGTGCCGTCGGACAGATTCGCACCGGTATGGTTCCCGCTGGTCCCGGACCAGATGAAAACGTAATAGGTAGTATTCGGTAGCAGCTTCTGATTGCTCAGGGAACCACTCCAGGTATTGTTGCTGTAGGAACACGCGGTTCCGCCGCTTGTGCTGAGTGCGGACGAGGTGGATACTTTCCACCACATGTTCTGTCCGCCGCTTCTGCCTCCCGGACAGCTGAAGGAAAGGTTCTGGGCTCCGGCTCCGTCGGTCTTGATGGTAAAGCGCACGGCGTTCCACGTGATGCCCCACCCGATATCTCCGTCCCACCAGGTAAACAGGAAGTGATACACCCCGTTATGGTAGAAGGTTCCGCTTTGCGGATTATTGCTGACATATCTCTGGACAGAACTCGCAGTACTGCTTGCGTGCCAGCTGTGTGTTCCTGAAAGTCCCATGCCTTACACCCCCACGTACAGGATCCCGAAGTTCCCTCCGTTCTGCTTCAGGATCCAGTCCCCCATCTGTATCGTCTTCTCCACCTTCATGCTGGCCACGTGCAGGTTTCCGTCCAGGGACGAATACCAGCCCACCTTCAGGCCGTTGATCCAAAACTGCCAGCCGGTGGAGGTGTACAGGCCGAAGGTCTGTCCGCTGTCCAGGTAGTAGTAGGTGTGTCCGTCATCGGGCTTATGCGCGTCATCCGGTCCCGCCTCGCTGCTGACGTTGATATTCTGTGAGATTGCGATCCCCACCACATACTCCGTCGGGTGCAGCTCGGATCCGGGGGAATACTCCGGATCCTGCACAATTCCCCGGACCACCTGGCCCCGGATCTCCTCATAGCTGTCAAACAGGCTGTCGACGTCGCTGGTTACCGCCTGGATCAGGTCATAGTTCTCCTGGACTCCCTGGGCCGTGGTCTCCATCGTGGCCTGTACCGTCTGCTGATAAGTCCCGAATTCCGAACGCGCCACATACTCGCTGCTGAAAGATTCCACTTTCTTGTCCGCATACGATTCCACCTCATTCGCAGTTTTCAGGATCAGGGACTTCAGGTCGCTGGCCATCTTCCGGACCGCTTCCTCGTCCCCGTTGGAGATGATGGTTCTGCCCTTGCCGTCCTTCTGCACGGTGACTTTGTCCGCCTCCGCATTCACGGCCATATCCAGTTCCTTCACCCGCTGGAACATCCAGTCTCTGAGATTCGCGATCTGCTGCTCCGGTGTCCCGCTCAGCTGCGGGGGCATCAGTTTCGTTCTCACGTGACATCACTGCCTTTCACCAGGATCCGGGCGATGGACAGCACTCTCACGTGCCCGTTCCCCTGGAGCTTCATTCTCATGTGGTCGCAGCGTCTCGGCCGGACCGGCAGCGTTGCACTCAGGAGCTTCGATGCGTTCACCGTCCCGGCAGAGATCCAGTTCCCGCTGGAGTCGTATTCCAGGAAGACCTCCATGTGTGCGCCCTCTTCCATCTTCATCCGGATATCGTAGCGCCGCACGTACTTCTGATCCGTGTACTCGTAGTACATGATCCCGGTAACGGCCTCCCAGTCCATCTCATCCTCCAGCACGCCTTCCGTGCCGTTCAGGGCCAGGATCTGATTATTGGAAATGGCGTACAGCTCATCGTTCCAGCTGGCGAAGCCCTCCACCCGCAGGTTGTCCTCGTGCATCCACACGCCCCGCTGGGCGTTGTAGCAGAAGAAGTGCCACACGTTCTGCGGGTCCTTCATGCTGACGTAGTACATCTGGCCGAAGACCCCCGCCACCGCGTCGTGGTACCGGGTATCCCCCAGCGCCTCGGACACATCCGTCGGCAGTCCACCCTGGTACGCCGCCACGCCGGACCGCGTCTTGTACAGCAGCGTCTCATTCACAATCGCCAGGGACCGGTGGCTTCCCTTCTGGACGCCCCGGGCCGGCATATCATCAATCCTGTGTGCGCCTACGGAGGAGATGGTCACCGTGTGGATCACGTTCTCCTTGAAGAAGGTCGGCGCCCCCAGGTAGTTGATGCAGCCGGTCCACTCGCCGTCAGTGCCGCAGGATCCCCGCCAGCTGTCCGTGGAAATTCCCAGGTACTGCTCCCAGTTTTTGAAGTCCCCCAGGGCGCAGCAGTAGATCTCGTTGATATTCTGCGTGCCGTCGTTTCCGTAGTAGCAGCCCCACAGCCGGTTCTGGGCCTCGCACACAAAGTCCAGGTCCGGCACCTTCCTCTGGATAGAGACTGTGGCTCCCTCCTGGGTGTGCTCGGATTCCTGGATCCCGATCAGCACGATCCAGTCCGTCTCATTCTCTCCGCCGCCCAGGGCGTAGATGATCTTGCTGCCGTTCAGGTCCTCGTCATAGAGCCCTGAGATATTCACGCCGTCATACACACTGAAGGCCGCCGGGATCTGGCCGTTGGTGGTGAAGCTCACCTTCGTGTACACCGTCTCAATCACGATCCAGCTGGCCGTGTATCCGGAGTACTGCTTCACCTCGCTGGTGGTGGTGTCGATCCACACCTGGCCGTTCACAGGCTCCGCCGGCTCCGTGCCCCCGGTGATGACGCCCTCGTACAGGGTTCCGTCCTCGTGGCACATCTCGTACCGCACGTCCCCCTCAAAGGCATAGCTCGCCTCCATGCTGCCGTAGTCCGTGAGGTCCATCGTGTTGATGTACTTCTTGTCCGGGAACACGCAGATGTACGCGCCCATTGACACCAGCCTGGTCTCATTCTGGGTCTGCAGCCCGGTGAGTCCGGTGGCCATGCCGTTTGCGTACAGGGTTCCGTTATCCACCCAGTACAGCGCGTCCTTTGCGATAATCGCCTGGAGATTGGTAAAGCTCCGCTCCAGCGTGCCCCGCCTTACGCGGTCCGCCAGCAGCGGGTAGTATTTCGACGTCAGGTTCTTCGTTTCATAGAATTCCCCGTCCGCTATTTTCAGGTTGTTGTTGTATCCGGCGAATACATCCGTCACAATCCGTGTGGATGCCCGCTGGCTCAGGGCAGGATAAGCCATACGCTTCCTCCTCAGTAAAAGCGCTTCCGCTCCGTCTTCGGCATGTGGTACTTGTTGTACCAGTTCCTGTACTCGTCCCAGTTGGTGTTGAACAGGAGGTTCGCCGCGTTGAAGCCGTCATACTCCATGTTGTAGTAGTTGATCTGCGCTTCCAGCCAGTGCACGTACATCTCGTCGTAGGGGGGCGGCGCCAGCATTTCGGTGTCGTCGTCCGTGTCTACCGTGTACCCCTGGAAGTCGATCTCTTCCTCGCCCTCGTTGTACTCGTGGGTGTCCAGGATCTGATGCTGCACCCGCATGTCCAGCCGGCTCAGCCAGCCCACCTTGTCCGCCTTGGTGAACATGTTCGGCTGCAGGGCGTCCACCATATTGATAGCTTCTATGACCGTCATGGTTCTCTCTCCTTTTGGAAAAAGGGCAGGACGGTGCCTGCCCTATCAGTATCAGCCCTTCTTCTGGACCTTTCTCTCAAACTCCATGCGCTCGAGCTCCTGCTGTTCCGCATGCTCGATCACTTCCGCCACGCACTCCGGGACCTCCCACTCTTTCCCTCTCGGGATCAGCCAGGTCCTGTGGTTGACGCGCACAAACAGCGCCTTGGTGTCCTCTCTGGTAAGAGGCAGGCGGATCTTCACCATTTTTTCTCCCGCCTCATTCACGACGGGCTCTTCTTTCGCTTTCGTAGTGGCCATTCGTTTCTCCTTTCGGAATGGGGGAGGGGGATTGCCCCTCCCCGTTTTGGATTAGTTGGCTGCGACGTTCGCGCTGAAGCGACGGCTGCAGCACTCGACGCGGATCAGATACTCGGGGATGAGGATCTCCGCAGTCTTCAGGGCCTTCCAGCCCACACTGGACCGCTGGTCCAGGGGATCCGCCGTACCGGCAGAGCCCTTCTGCTTGACGATGGTCTCGAGACCGCCGCCGGAAACCTCGGTCACGCCGTAGGCGCCGTCTCCGAAGAAGAGGCAGCCGAACACGCCGTAGTAGGCCGGGGTCGCGCCGGTCTGGGCCGGGCAGGTGCTGTCACGCCACACCTTGGCTTCGGTGGTCTGCACGAACCGGACGCCGCCGATCTTGCCGATCTCGCCCTCATACAGGCCGTCGGAATCCACGTACTCGTGGGGCTTGCGCCAGTCGGGATCCCGCATCAGGTCGTACGCAGCGTACGGATGCAGGATGCAGATGTAGTCGCCGCCGATGGTGGGGGCGTTCTGGGCACGGAGCTCCGCCACAACCTGCTCCACCAGGTCTACCGTCAGGACGGCCGTGGTGTCGAGGTTGGCGCGGGAAGTGACTGCGGTCTCGGCGCCGGTGCTGGCATTGATCTTCGGGGCATACATCACGTTGGTGCCCGCAATCAGGGCGTTCCGGGTGATGGTGTCCAGGGTCATGCCGGCCTGCCGTCCCAGGAGCTTGGTGGCCTCCAGGATGGTGTTGTCGATGGCAGTGAGCTCCAGCACATCAGACTGCACGATGAAGTCGCCGTACTGGGCGACAGTGGCCGTGATGGTCTGCACGTCCAGCTTGTTGCCGGCCGGGGTCACACCTTCGGTCAGGGCGGTGAGAGCCTTGTCCAACGGGGTAAAGGCGCGGAACTCAATGGTCTTGCCGCCGTTTTTGGGAATGGGACGCTTCTCGCCAAACTGGTCATGGACCAGCGCGGCCTGGGCATGATCGATCAGGGTCATGTCGTAGAAGGTCTTCATTTCCGGGCTCAGGTCGTTGCCCGTGGCGTTCATGGTCGTTACCTGGACCGCGAACAGCTGAATGAAATCAAACAGTTTCATGGTTGTATCTCCTCTCAATTTTCTAATTTGAATCTCGAGGAGACGCTCATCCTTAAAAGACGATTCGCTCTCCTCGGGCTACCCGGCGGGCGATCTCCTGCCGGTCTGCTTTGGTGAGCTGTGACACATCGCTCTTGGTGACCACCGCGTTCTGGCTTCTCATGGCTCCCTCCGCCGGACGCATCTGTCCTGCACGGATCTTGTTGGCGAGCTTTCCTTCCACCTGCTTTGCCGTATACTGCATCGCTGCGGGGATAATCTCGTCCTTGTGGAGCACCTCGAATGCCGTCTGGATCGGTACATTGCTGGTGACCAGCTGCTGGAACTGCTCATTCTGCAGCTCCTCCGCCAGGTCGAATCCCGGATAGATTGCCTTGAGCTCTTCGGCCTGCTGCATCCAGGAAGCATAGACTTTCTCCGCCTGCTCCTGGGTCTGCCGCTCTTCCATCTGCGCTCTCAGCTGGGCGTTCTCCCGCTCCATCTTCCGGAGCTCCTTCACCTGCTGGACCGTCATGCCCTTCTCCAGCGCCTCGTCCTCATAGTAGGATTCGTCGTCTGCAATCGCCTTTGAAAGAGCCTCGATGTCGCCGGCCTTCACGCCGTACTTGCCGCTCAGCAGCTCAATGACGTCGGAGAGCTGGTCGTACTTCGCCACCTTCTCCTCGGTTCCCTTCAGCCGCTTGGCCATCGTGTCCTTCAGTTTTGCCTCATACAGATCCTTGTACTCCCCCTTGATGAGGGCGTCGAACTTCGCGCTGCGGTCTTCCTCGTTTACCTGTGCTGCCTCCCCGGCGACGGGAGTCTCCTGCTTGCCGTACTGCACGCCGGCCAGCGGGTTTTTTCCGCCTCTCTGCGGCTGGGCGACGGCCGCTCCTTCTGCCCCTGCAGGTCCTGCCCCTGCGTCTCCGCCACCGGTGCCACCACCGTCACCGCCGCCGTCCGCAAACAGCTGGATGAAGTCGATAGTCGGAAACTCTTTTGAATTCAGCATAGTGCCTCCTGTCCGTGAGGTGGACGACTCCGTATTCTGTCCGTGAGGTGGACGACTCCTTTATTCTGAAAACGCTGCCAATTCAGCGCTCTCAAACGGTATAAGGTTGAAGTACTCCGGGTAGTTGTGCTTCAGCTGATACATCCCCACCTGAATAAATGAGAACAGCATCAGCATCTCTCCCCGGTACTCCTCTTTGGGCTTGGCCCGGACCAGCACGTATCCGTCGTGCAGCATCACCTTCGGCGCCCGCTCCAGCTTTCCCTGGGCCCGCATCAAATTGACGTTCGCCGCCAGGGTCATGGCCAGGGTGGAGGCTCCGGCGCATACCAGGTCCTCACCCTTGGGTGCTGAGGCCGCATGCCCGGATACCCTCAGGATCAGGCTGCCGTTCTTGGCATAGAACCTCGCAACTGTCATGGCCTTACCTCGGTGCGGAGCTTTCCGCTACTCTCGTTCTGGCGTTGGCGGTGACGGAGCTTTCCTTCTCCTTGGGTCCGCCGCCCAGCCCTGCCAGGTTCGCCGCTGCACTGGCCCCCGCCTGGGGATTCCCCGGTGTCGCCGGCATCATGCCCATGTTCATCATCATGTCCTGCGCCAGGTTCGTGCCGGTCCTCATGTCCAGCTGCTGCGCCAGCTGTATCGCGATCTGCTGCATCTGCTGCAGCCTCTGCAGCAGCGTGCCGTTCTGCTGGATCCTCTGCTCCACAAAGTCCTTGTGGTCAAAGTCCATCATGTCCAGACACGCCAGCGCCGCATCCGCATTGTTCGGTGCGAAGAATCCCGCACTGTAAAAGCTCAGCGCCAGCTCGTTCTGGGCCATCCTGGAGTAGGGGCTCTGCTTCTCCGCCGTGACTTCCACGTCAAACAGCGGCAGCCTGTATCCCACTTCCACGCCCATCTCCATCGGGACCCCGTTCACCATCGTGCCCTGGGGCTGCGGCAGGATCCCCTCGTTGGAGTACTGGATGTAGCTTTCCTCTGCTGCCTTCCCCAGGATCCGGAACCACCGCGGCACGTCATAGAATTGCCGCACCAGCTCAATGCACATCAGGATCACCTTCCGGTACGCCCGGAAGCTGGACTTGTTCAGGTCTCTCGAGAGCTTGCTGCCGGCCTCCTGCATCGCCGCAATGGCCGATGCCGCCGTCACGCCGCTGGTGGTGCCGCCGTTGGACACGTCCCGGTTTCCGGTGACTTCCTTCAGCTCCGTGATCTTGTTGTTGATGATCTGCTCATAGATCCCCGGCATCGGGTTTGTGGTCACCGGCAGGATGCTGTCGGATCCCAGGGAAGAGTTCACGTGGATGAAGTCCTTCGTCACATCCGCAAACTCCGCCTCGTTCACGCTCCCGTCGTCCCGGATGAAGTGCCGGGGCCTGGCGTTAAAGAGCATGTTCTCCAGGATCGCCTTGTCTCCCCGGTCGATGTACTCCTGCACGCTCTTGCCTACATCGATAAACCCGAATCCTGCGATGGTACCCTTGCATCTCATCAGCGGATCCACCACAAAGGGATACAGGCCGTGGTCGTACCAGCCTCTCTGTGCCCACTCCGGGTCGTTCTCCGTGGCCATCAGGGGCTCCGGGTATCCCGCCACAAATTTGCAGTAGTGCAGCAGGGTCTTGCCGTCGGGTCCCCGCTTCTTGTAGTACCAGTCCACCACAGCGCTCTTGTCGTTCACGTCCACCGTGTCGTCATACAGGTACTTCGTCACGTCGATGGTGGGGTTTGCCAGCTTGTTCTTCAGCTGCGGGTAGTCCTCTTCCAGGATGTCGTTGTCCTGCAGCGAAACGTAGAACACGTTCCTCGACTGCTGGATATCCTCAATCCCCGATTCCCAGAACAGGTTAATCAGATCCACGCAGGTGATATCGATATCCCCCAGGCCGTTGTGCTTCGTGGGATCCCAGAAGATCCCGTACACGCCGGTCCCGCTCTCGATCTTGTCGTCCAGGATCCTGGAGTAGGTCCCTTCAAAATCGCACTGGTCCAGGACAATCGGGATAATGGCGCTGAGGTTCTTGGCCTCTTCCTTGTCTCCCTCTTCCCTGGGCACGATGTTTGCCGACGGGAAGCTGTCCATCGCATCCGCGTGCTTGTTGGCGATACTGTTCAGCAGCCACCCGGACGCCGGCTCCACAGTCTCCCGGACGTTCTCCGCCTGTGCCTTCTTCCTCAGCACTTCCCACTGTCTCAGCCTGTACCACTGCTGGTTCTCCACCAGCCTCCGCTCCAGGTTCGCCTTCCCCTGCCGGTACTTCTGCAGGGTGTTCAGCGCCTCAGCGATCTCCGGCTTCGAGATGGGCAGCCGCTGGAAGGGCTCAATCTCTCCGGTATCCGGTACCGCGCTCATGTCCAGGCTCTGGGCCACTGCCACGTCCCCTGCTGCGTTGTATTCGCCCAGGGGATCATAGCCATTGACCGGCGCTCCCTCCGTATAGGCGTCAAAGCTGTCGCCCTGGCGGATCGCCTCGTCCATCGGTCTGCGTCTGTAATCGTTGTTAATCGGCATTGATTCTCTCCATTCTCGGTACGGTCCGCGCAACCATCAGGTCCTCTTCATCGATGTCCAGGAAAATCTTCATTGGGTTCTTGTAGTACAGGCTCGGCGGCGTCAGCTGCCTCGGCTTGATCGGCCGCATCATGAAGAAATAACGGATCTCATCCGCCACATGATCCTCACCGTCTGTGTCCAGGTCCTCCGGTCTCACATCGCTGTATTGCAGGGTCGGCAGGGTCCGGATCGTCGCCTTGCAGTTATCGAACACGTACATCATCGGGAAGCCCTTCTCATCAAAGCTCATCCGGTAATGCACCTGGTCCCAGCCCGGCAGCCTCTGCTTGTCCGCCGGCCGGAAGTGCACGCCCCGCGACTGCATGCGCTCGGCAATACTCGGTCCGCCGTCCTCAATCCATATTGCCGTGTCCGCCACGCCCTGGATCCGTTTGCCCTTCAGCCAGCGGTGCTCATTCTCAATCTTCCGGATCTCGTCGGCCACGCGCTCTGCATCCCAGCGCAGTCCCTCGTTCGGAGTTCCGTTGCTGCCGTACATTTCCAGGATCCGGTAGGCCACGCCTTCAAAGTCCACCGCCCACCATCCGACGGAGAACGGTCTTCGGTATCCCCAGTCAAAGCTCCGGTAGATCTTCCAGTCCGGGTTCGGGTCAAAGGGCTCTATCACGTGCACAAAGCGCCGCTCTCTCCGCAGCTGCTCCGCGCTCATCTCCAGTCCGTTTGCCGATGCTGCACGGATGTCAGGCTCTATGCGGAAGTCATCAAAGAACATTCCCGCAAAGCTGTCCCAGTCTCCATACAGCAGCGCATTGCGCTCTTTCTCCGGCAGGGACGCCAGCCTCGCTGCGTACTTCGGGTCGTTGTCCATCAGGATCTTGTTGTCGAACAGTGTGAACGGCACAAACACCCGGCTCAGGTGCAGCACCTCAACGTGTCCGTCCGGATGCACCAGCTCCACGTCTTCCCAGATCGTCTTCCCCGGCTTCCCCGCTGTAATGAACCGGTCCTTCACCCAGCTGTGCCCGACTCCGCCCGGATTTCCGGTGCTCATCCGGTACACCCTGGTTCCGGGTCCGTTCGGCCGGTTACGTGAAGAGAGGTAGATGTACTCCTCAAACAGGAAGTGCGTCAGCTCATCGAATCCGATAAAGTCAAACGCTCTGCCCTGGTACTTGTACTTGTCCTTGGTGTGCTCCAGGTTCCCGAACTCAATCTTCGCCCCGCTCGGGAAGGTCCACTGATACTTGGATCCGTTGAACCGCGCCCTCGGGAATGCCTTCGGGTAATAGCTCTCCGCCTTGCCCAGGAGCTCTTCCAGCTCCTTGTAGGTCTTTCGCAGGATCAGCCCACGGAAGTGCGGGATGTGCACCTGCGCCAGCGGAGCAATGACTTCCACTTCGCTCTTCCCTCCGCCCGCGGATCCGCCGCCGAAGATCTCGTCCTCGCCTCGGCGCATCATTGCCGCCTGTCTCGGCTGCGGCTTCCATATCACGTTACTCAGGCGGTGTCACCTCTTCCACCTGCGGCAGGATAATCACGCCGTACTCCCCGGTGTCCTCCACAATCCTGGTCTCGCTGCGGAGCTTCTCGATCCGTGCCATCTGTTCCTCGATGTCCAGCTTCGTCTTGTTCAAGTGCTTCAGATCCCTCAGGTCCTTCAGGGCCGACGTCATCAGCTTCAGCGCGGACGGACTCGTCACATCCATGTTGCAGATGGCATCCTCTACCCGGTCCATCAGGCTGTCCACCAGCTTGTGGAATTTCACCGCGTCACTTTCCGCCGGAAATACTTTGTCCGGATACAGTGGTACCACTTCGGCCGTTGGTACCGTTTCGTTGGTACCATTTTCATCTGGTACCATTTCTTCGGTACCTTTTTCGATCTCTTCCACCGCGTTGAGGATCGCCTGGGCTCTTGCCTCTTCCCTTCCTCTCGCCCATCCCTGGCGGATTGCCGCCTTCTTCAGGGTCGGCAGCGGGACATCATACTTTTTCGCAAGTGCCGCATAGCTGAGCCCGTTCACCCGATAGTCTTCTGCTATCTCAGTCCAGTCTCTATGCTTGCCCATAACGCCCTCCTTTTGTCGTACTCCCAGTATAAAAAGGGAAGGCGGAGATCCGAATCCCCGCCCCCGAAATTATTTGTACTTCTCGTCCAGCATCCTGGCCACCGGGCATTCCTCCCAGCGGTCATAGCAGTATTTCCGGATATGGTCCTTGGCATTCCCCTCGTGGCCGTCCCTGGATACCTTGATGACCCACCCGGGCCCGATGCCCTCACAGGTAATGCTCTTGGCATCTTCCATCTGGTAATACGGGCACAGCGCTAAATTTGAGATGTACTGCCTCGCCATTTCATCCCGTCACCTGCCTCTCCGCCAGGGCGTCCTGCAGCTTCAGGTTCGCCATCGCCAGCTCTTCCTCGGCCTCGTCCCACAGCTTCCTTGCGCGGCTCCTCTTGGCCAGCGCCGCGTCAATCTCCACCTGGGCCTGCTTGATCCTGTCCGCCGGCGTCCTCATGCCTTCCTCGCTTTCCTGTACCGGCGGCTGCTGCGCTTGGCCCGGAGCACCTCCTCGGTCACGTAGGCGTCCACCATCGCTTCCTGCTGCCGCTTCTCATTGATCGCTTTCCGCTGCGCGTCGTAGGCCTGGTACTTCTCGCATTCCCCGTGTTTCCCGCACCCGGCCTCTTCGCACTCCAGGCACGGCGCCTTCATCGACCGCTGCTCCCAAAACCGTTTGCTCCACGGTCCGTCTCGCCCAGCTCATCCACAAGCTCGATCTCCTCGATCACGCAGGGCAGCACCACCAGCTGGCACACCTTGTCCCCCTCCTCGAAGCAGATCCCATCCCGGCTGTGGTTATACAGCACCGCGTGGATGCTTCCGGTGTACCCGGCATCAATGGTCCCCCTGCAGGTGATTCCTTTGGCCATCAGCCCGGACTTGGATGTGATAAGCCCCACCATCCCCTTCGGGATCTCCACGTGCACCCCGGTGTCGATTTTCCTGTAGTTTCCGGCAAACAGCCAGAACGACTTCGGCGTCTTCAGGTCCAGCCCGGCGTCATCCGGATGCGCCCGCTCCGGCAGGTAGGCCCCCTCGTCAAGCATTACTTTCATACCTCGTCCTCCATCTGCCGGTTCAGTGGCTCGTATATATTGGGGAGCGGAATGCCGTGAATAGCAGCCTGTTTTTCCAGTTCGTACAGATACATCCCCATGTACGATGCCTGTGCCTTCCAGCTATCTAAGGGAATCGGAGTGTTAAAATCGTTCATTCCGACTTCTCGTCTGACTATCATCCTATGCAGCTTCTCATATCTGATCTTGACCTGGAGATACTCCGCTATAAACCTGAGTCTCCAGTCTTCACTTGTCATATAACGGACGGTGTCCTTTAATTCAATCATTTTAATACCCCTTTCATTTTTCTCCTTCGGCGGCTCATTGCTGATCGTTCTGCCTGTTTGGTAATAGTCAATTAACGCTTCCGCTTGTCCTACTCGGAATAGCAATTCGCAGTTCAGCTTTTGCAGTTCCTCGATGGCATCTGCGGCGTCTAATGCCAGGCTTCTGCTAACCACAGATGGATTGAATAATGCGACTTCATTACGAATCATTTTGATCAGATCGCCATACTTACTCATTTTGTTTCCACCTTTTCATTCCCGGCGTTGTACATGTAGATATACTGTTCCATTTCGTTCGGCTGCATTGTGTTCCATAGGAAATTAAGGAAGTCTTTGTCCTTTTCCAGTTCCCCTATAGCATTGACGGCTTCTTGGTACTTTGCTCCCATCTCCGCAAGGATTTTGCTTTGCTCATCGGATAGGGTCTGCAAAATCTCAATAGCATCGGCGGCTTGCCTACGAAGTTCCTCTGTGCCATCGTTGTTATACTGCCTAAGCTCGGCAATTAGTTCGTCATACATCGCTTTCCTCCTCCAGCAGCTCATGCAGCCTGCACAGTGCGCAGTGTTCTGTGATCAGATCCACCGGATCCTTGTACTCGCTCGGATACCGGCAAAGCTCAAAGCACACCAGGTCAAGGATCTTCTCCACCCGCTCTTGGTCGTACTTCCATCCCGGGCTGCTCTGTTCGGTTTCCGTGTTGGACCATACCTGGACCATACAGTTGTGGTGGATCTCCTCGTGATTGTACAGGTTCACCTCCGGCTTCACCCGCACCACGTCGTCCATCTTCTCCCCCAGGCCCTTCCCGATCTCCGCCAGCTGCGCCAGGGCCGTGTCCCGCTCCCAGATCACCTGGTCATAGGCCACCCTGCTCACCACGTTGGATGATGGGAATTCGTTCAGGATCTTCACGCCCTTCCTGGTGAGGGCGTCTTCCTCGTACAGGGCCGTGATGACGTCGTCTCTTGCGATGTAATCAGCCATTGGGATCACCGCCAAGAATCTTGCCCAGGTTCGCCTGGCAAAAGTCCTTAAAGTCTGAAGGCTCCATCTCCTCTTTTCCTGCATCGCTCTCTCCTTTCACCTCTTCTTTCAACCACTCCAGCCAGCAGTCATAGCAGCTGCCCTTGGCCGGGCAGGATTCATGATCCGGGAAAGCACAGCCGGCATAGTCAATTTTGACTGCTAAAAGGAAGTATGCCAGCTGCTCGTCCGTCATCGCCCGGATTCGGTCCGCATTGGTTATGTGCTGTATCCTGTATTGGCAGTCGTCATACTTTACCCTCGTAAATGTTCCTTCGTAGAAACACTCTCCATGCTCTCGCATTTCTTTGCAGGTTTCCTCACTGTCATACGGGCATAGCCCCCACCCGCCGCTTTTCAGTACTACGTCCTCCGCAGGAAGACTGGATATTTTTTCGACCGCTTCCTTCAAGTATGCCAAGGCAACATTGCGGATGATAAATTCACTCATGTTTCGCCCTCCTCCGCTTCGATGATTATGCAAAGATTTTTGCACCATTCGATGAGAAACTTATCTTGTGTTTCAATGGCTCTCTTTGCAAGCTGTTCCATGTAACCATTGAGCAACTGCATACCGACCTCAATGCTCCACGCCTCATTCTGGACAGTCTCAATATCTTCTGCGGCAAGAACATCTGCGATATGTTCTATAAAACCATTGTAGTTCAATTTCATTTGTCGCTTCATGTCTCGCCCTCCAGTTCCGCCAGCTCGGCTTTCAGCTCCGCAATACGTTTCTCCCTTTCGGCTTTCTGCGGATCAAGGCGGATCAGCTCATCCACCGTCATGTCAAGCGCTGCAGCAGCTGCACAGACTATATCGATCTGCATCGTGTGCTGCCTTTTCACCACTACCGAAAAATACCCCCTCGCCACACCGCACTGTTTTTCGACGTCGGAGATATTCAGCTTCCGGTACTTGCACATCGCCTTCACGTTCCTGGCGATTTTCTCGCTGACTGTCATCCCTGGTACCTCCACGTGTGCATCGTCGCACTGTTCTGATAACTGTCCCGCAGCACAAAATCGTTGGGGCTCCAGCTGCCGAATACCATCTCCGCCGTCAGACCGTTTGGGATGATCCCGCTCTCAAGGTACGGCCGCACAATGCTGTCCGCCAGCTCCAGGTCGTGCTGGGAATAGGTCTTGTCAGATCCGTCGTACAGAGGCCACTGCTGCGGCTGTGCTGCTACCTCCGCGAAGGTATTCGCAAATCCCGGGTTCATGACCCTCGCCACCATGCAGGACGCCGCTGTGAGCTTCTGCTGGTCCGTAGCGAGCTTTGAGATCACCTCCGCCACTGCCACGTCTTCCCGCTGAATATACGCCTCACGGCTCTCTGCGCCGCTCAGGAAGGCTCCTGACGCCTTCATCTGCTCCGCCTTGTAATCATCCACTGCCTGCTTCGCAATGCCGGCGTACTTCGCATCCGCTTCCTCCCAGGTCCGCTTCTCGGCATTGTGGTCCACAATCGCGCTCAGGCAGATGGTGTAAATCGTGAACAGCGCCGCCGCTGCCAGCAGGATCCCGTAGCGCTTCACGAACCGCTCCTTCCGGTTCTGGATCCGGTGCCTGACCGGCAGCCGCATCTCTCTTCTCTCGTCCTCAAACATTGCATACTCTTTCATCATGGTTCACATCTCCTTTTTGTGGGGGCGGCAGTCAGATCCCGAACTGCCGCCTGATCTCTTCCATCTGGTCTGCATCAACGCTCTTCGGCGCCTGGTACTGTTCTGCGGTGGTATACTGCTTCGGCTTCTGCTGCTGTCCCTTCAGGCCCCAGCCCTCCCGGCTGCACTTCCGGATCGTAAGGTTCCAGTCCTTCCATCCGTTCCGGTTCCGGGTGTTCTGCGCTGATTCGTCCACATACCGGATGCAGCGGTCCAGCTCTTCCTGGCCCAGGTCCTTCAGCAGCTTCTCGTATTGAGCATCCGTGAGCTTCACCCAGCCGTACTCGCCTCTCTTGTGGGCGGTCTCTCTCTTTTCTTTACTAACCTTATCTAAACTATCCTTACCTATACTAACCTGCGTCAACGACTCGTCCCGGATCCGTAACGGTTCAGTCACGGCTTCGTCACGGAGCTCTGTTTCAAAGGAATCTGCAGGTTCCGGCAGGCTCTTCTGGACGCACGGAATGTGGCCGTCTCCAGGATTTGTGGAGTAGGATTGGTTCTCGTCGAAGTACAGCTCCCGCATGAATTCCTTGTACTTCGTCTCATGGTAGGTGTCCTTCCGGATGTAGTTGTTCAGCCTCCAATGCTTCACCACCACCACAAATCCGTCGTTCTTTTCAAAGGTCAGCACAAACTTCTTTGCGATCAGCAGCTTCATCACGTCGTTGCTGGCGCCGCAGGTCCTCATGACGGAGCGGGGATTATCGCAGAACCCGTCATCGTCCGCTGCCATGTTCAGGTGGAAGTACAGTGCCTGCGCATCTGCCGGCATGTCCAGGAATTGATCCGATTCAACGACGCTTTTTGAAAACATACGTCTGTCCGCCATCGGAACCGGCCCTCCTCTCAGAACGGAATATCATCATCATCGAAGGTGTTTCCGCCTCCGTAGGTGTCTTCCATCTTTCGGCTTTCCACGTCCACGAAAGGGTCAACCACCCGGTAGGACTTTTCCCCTCCGTCCATCTGCGCATATCCGTCCTGCTTCTGCTTGTCGCCGGCGAAGTAGACGTTCTGCACGTTGATCTCCCAGTTGATCCGCTTCTCTCCGTCCTTGGTCTCCCACTTCCTGGACTGCATGGATCCCTTCACGGCGGCCAGCTTCCCTTTGTGGAAGTTCCTGCAGATGAATTCCCCTACCGCATTCCAAGCCACACAGTCGAAGAAGTCCGTCACGTCCTTGTTCTGATCCCGGTCCACCGCCAGGGTGAAGTTCGCCACGCTCTTACCATTGGACGTGGTCCGCAGCTCCGGGTCTCTGGTCATCCGTCCCATAATCACAATTTCATTCAGCATTGTTTTCGATCTCCTCTTCATAGATTGCCGAGTAGTTTTTTCCAAACTCCCGGATAAAGTCTTCCGTGGTCCAGCCCTGCTCTTCCATGACCTTCTTCTGTCCCAGGTCCTTCAGCCTCAGCATCTCCCGCCGGTTCCTGTGTACGGCGTTTGGCCCGAAGATGTGGCAGTCATGGTGACAGAGGTAAACCACCAGTCCGTATTTCTCGCTCTTCTCCCGGTACTGTCCCGGGAAGATGTGGTGCCGGTCCAGGGGATCCGTGCTGCCGTTCCTGCCGCACAGGAAGCACGTCCTCATCTCTTCGCCTCCCAGCTGTCCAGCAGGCTCTGGATCTTTCCCGGGTCCTCTGTCTCGATCCCCAGGGCCTTCGCATCCTGCACCAGTCCGTCAATGAACCGGCTCATCTGCTGCGTGTCATAGTCCGAGGATCCGTAGATCACGATCAGGTTTACAAATCCCTTCCGGTTCGACGGAAACTGCTGCACCTGTCTTCCCAGGTGCCCGGCCTCCCAGGATCTTGTGAATTGCTCCGCAGCCTCTTCCGCGATGCACACCACACTCTCCGTGACGCCCCCGGTATTGAGGATTGCGTTCCGGTAGATCTCCAGGGGCGGCATCCGGAGCTTCGAGGCGATCTGGTGGATCAGCACCCAGGCATAGCTGTTCGCGTCGTTGCTGCGCTTTTTCTTCTTCACCACGATCTCGTAATCATTCGGCTTGAAGCTGTAGACAAACTTTAGTCCGTCCGCCGGTTCACAGGTCAGCAGCAGCTTTCCGCCAAAGTAGTTGGCGCTCTCGATTTTCATCGGTTCTCCATCTCCTGTTTCGCACATTCCGCACACAGCTGCCGTCCGGAGAATTCAGCGATGCTCCATCTGGCAATGTCCTGCGGCGTCCAAACGGTTCCGTTCTTCTTCCGCGTCGCACTGATGGGCATCCCGCAGCAGTCACAGATATACTGGCCGTCCGGAGATTCTCCCGGTGCCGGCAGGATGTCCGGCGGGGGCGGCGCCTGCCTCTGCTGCTGTGGCTGCTGTCTCTGCTGCTGCCTCACCGGCTGCTGCTGCTTTACCGGCTGCTGTGGCTGCTGTGCTGGCCGCTGCTGCGTTTCTTCCACCTGGGTGTATTTATCCCGGTCCTTCTCGTAATACACGTCTGCGGCCACGCCCAGGGCCTTGGCAGCCACACTGATGGCATCCGTCAGCGCCATCTTGAAGCACTCGTCGCTGAGATACGCACCGTTCTTCTCCCTCGTCAGGAAGCTGGCTCCGCCGGTTCCGGGGATCGGCTGCGAGACTTCCCCGCCCCACTTCACATAGAGCTCAATATCCACAAAGGCCCGGATCTCCGGATCCTGCCCTTCCAGGCGCTTGTCCGTGATCCTGTACCACCACCCGAAGCCGCAGGGCCCGAAGGTTTCCGTCAGCACCTTGATCCGCCACATCGGGTTGATATCTGAAAAACCGCTCAGCCTTCCGCCGTTGATCTTCTTCAGTGCCTCCGCCGGCACCGCTCTCAGTTTGTTGTACAGTGCCATGTTCTCCATCATTTCCACCCCAGCTCTCTCTTCAGGTAGTACACATTCAGCAGGTTCCGGAAGATCTGGAACCATTTCCGGGTGTCCATCACCTTCCGCTCCTCAAAGCCTTCGGTCTCGTCTCTTCCGATCCTCAGGATCCTGGTCTCTTCCACCGGGTATCCGTTCTCCCGCAGCAGCTCCGCATAGGCCGCCAGCTGCACGAAATACTCTTCATAGATGGCCTTGCCGGTTTTGAAGTCCAGCAGCGTGGGCCTTCCGTCCAGCTTGCAGTAGCAGTCCAGGGTCCCGCCGTAGCGCATGGTATCGGATACCATCTGCTTCTCCACAAAGATGACCTCGATCTTGTGCTGCTTCTTCCACTCGAACCAGCTCAGCACGGAGTTTTCCGCCAGGTCCACCTGCTGCGGAGAGTAGAGCCTCAGGTTTACCGGCTCCCCGGTCAGGTCCGCCTGCACCAGCGCGTGGGCCAGGGTACCGACGGCAGCAGCCTCATCCGTGTACTTTGAGCTGTCGATCCCTTCCAGGCCCAGGCGATTGGCCCAGCTCACCAGCTGCGGCTTGTTCAGCAGCCCTGTGATGGTTGTGGCACCCGGCACCCGCTCCCCGCTGGAGGTCTTGTACACTACATGGGCCTTGGAAGACTTTTTGATGACGTCCTTCTTCTTCGTCGTCTCGATCATCTCTCTCATTTCTTGCCCTCTCTTTCCACTTCAAAGTACTGGATCCCGTGATACTTAAACTTCAGGAAGTACCCGATATTTTCAAACACCGACGGATCTCTCCGGACCGTTTTCCCGTAGGCCTCCGCCAGGATCTCGATTCCCTTATAGATCTGGACCTCCCGGTTCTCCATCGCGTTAAAGCACATCTCGATCCCGTATTTCTTATAGATCTTCTGCGCCGCCTGGTAGCAGTCCATCATGGTATCGATCAGCTCATCTGCTGCGGCAAGATCCCGCTTCATCCGCTCGGCGTCCTCCAGGGCGTCTGCTTCTTCCTCGCTCATGTACCGCTCCGCTGCGGTCTTCTCTGCCACATAGTTTGCGTCGTAGTAGTCTCTCATTATTCCAGCTCCTCACTCACAAATACCGTGTTCAGAATCTCATTGAAGGTCATCTGGTTGTTCTCCTCGGCCGCTGCCTCGATCAGTGCGTGCCGGAAGGTCTTCATCCTCTTCAGGATGCTCATCGCCCGGCTGTGGTCCTGCCGGTACTGCCTCAGGATCTCCGCCGGCGTCTCCGCCAGGTAGTATCCCTTCCCGTTCTGCGCGTTGCAGATCAGGTATCCGTCTCCCCGCAGCTCCTCAATAAGCTGCCGCACGTGCCGGTCCTGGATCCCGGTCTGGTTGCTGATCTGGTACCGGTCCTTCGCATTCACGCTGCCGTACTCCAGGCACGCCAGCACTTCTTCCCTGCTGTCCATTGACTTTTTCCACCTTTCCGGCTACAATAGCCGTAGCACTTTTTCCCCTGCCGCTCTCGGACCGCCATCCGAAGCGGCTCTTTTTTATTCGCCCACCTGGTAGAGCAGGATCTCCTGCTGCACCTGGTCCGGCAGCCTCTTCACGCTGATGCCCAGTGTCCGGAACACCGCGTTCCTGAAATCCCTGGACCACTCGTGCGGATGGTGCATCATGTTCTTTCGGACTGTGTAGTACCCGTAGTGGGTCCGCTCCGCCAGGTCCTTCTGGCTCAGCTCCTTGTCCGCCATCCGCTCCAGCACCAGTGCCCGCAGCCAGTCCACCTTGGGCTCCGTCTCCGGGTTCCTCGGCATAGCCTCCTCCTTCCTTCACTGCCTGTAGAAAAATATTCTACTTCCCAGGGAAAAAAATTTGCTGCCGCTTCCCGGGGGTCAGTCCAAAGATATCACTAATAGTCTGCGCTTCCATAACTGTGAATTCTGCTTCACCGTTCAGCTTGCGCGTCAGTGTCTGGACTGTCATTCCCATCCGGTCAGCGACAGCATTTTTCTTCAATCCGCTCTGGTCCATTGCTTGGTTGAGCTCTGCCGTGTTTATCATTGTTCTGCTCCTTTCTTTGTATTGTAGAATTTTCTTCTACAATCGGATTATACTGCTGGTATAAAAATTTGTCAACATTAAATTTAATATTTTTCTACAATTTTGTTGAAAAAATTTTTACATCATGATATATTATTCTCGGTTATTTGTGAAAGGAGGTGTGCCTCATGACAGTTGGCGAAAGAATTGCTGCACGCCGGAAAGAATTAAACATGACGCAGGATGAGCTGGCAAAGAAACTCGGCTATAAGTCTCGCTCTTCCATCAACAAAATTGAGCTTGAGTGGTCCAATGTTCCTTTATCAAAATTGGAGAAGGTTGCACGTGCCCTCGATTGTGAAGCATCATACCTCATGGGATGGACTGAAGTCTCTGAGCCTGAGACAGTCCTCTACCTTACTTCAGAGGAAGAATCCCTGGTCCGCTGCTGGCGTCAGGCCACGGATTCTGAGCGGGAAAACGTCGCATTCATTCTCCGTGACTATGGCATGCCGCGGCCTAAGGGAAGAGACGCCGACAGACGATCAGCATCAGCTGGGGAAACATGAGGTGAGCACCATGTTTCAGTCTATTCTGAATATCTCCCCCATCATCTTTGCCATCGTCGGGCTTGTGCTCGCAGATTGGCTTGAAAAGTCCGGCACCTTCCAGAAATGGTTCCACCGGAAGATGCAGTACTGGCACTTCATCGTGGTTATCATTCTGTTTGAGATCCTCGCGGATCTCCTGCCGCCCACACTGGCTGTCGTACTGTCCGTCGCTGTGGTTGCCCTGTACATCGGGTACAAAATCGGTAAATCAAAATGAACTGCAAATACTGTAAGCACGAGATCCCGGAGGAGAGCGTCTTCTGTCTCTACTGCGGGGAGCGTGTCACCCGCAAAAAGCGGGAAAAGAAAAAAGAGATCACCGTGCCGGAGCCCCGGCAGCTGCCCTCCGGCGCCTGGAACATTCAGCTCCGGAAGGAAGGCACAAGTATCACGGAATCCACCCGGGAGCTCTGTATTGAGAAGGCCCGGGCGGTCCGTGCCGGCTTCGTAAAAAAAGAGAAGGCCCCGCAGAAGCAGAGCCTGAAGAGTTTCCTCCGGAACTATATTGATGCTGTGACGCCGGTCCTCTCCCCCTCCACCATCGGCGGGTACGAGTCCATCTACCAGAACCGCTTCGGTGACTACCTGGCAAAGGATCTGAGCGAAATCGACTGGCAGTCCATGATTAACGACGACGCCAAAGAAGTTGCGCCAAAAACCGTCCACAACGACTGGGGCCTGGTGACTGCTGCCTTTGTCTTCTCCGGCCAGCCGGTGCCGAAGGTGAAGCTCCCCCGGGTCGTCAAGAAGGAAAGAGACTTCTTCGACTATGAGCAGATCCTGATCTTCCTGAAGGCGGTCCGGGGCAGGAAGTGTGAGCTGCTCTGTCTCCTGGCGCTGCACTCCCTGCGGATGTCTGAGATCCTCGCCCTGAAGCCGGACAGCCTCGTCGAGGATACCATTCAGATTCGCGGCGCTTTGGTCCGGAATAAGGATAACCAGTACGTCTTCAAAGAAGCCAACAAAACCGACAAGTCCCGCCGGGACGTCCCTGTGATGATTCCCCGCCTGACGGAACTGTGGCCGGAGAAGGGGCCCCTTGTTTTTCAGAAGCACTCCGCCGCCAACAGCATGCTGAAGGATGTCTGCGAGAAGGCCGGCCTCCCGGTCCTGACCATGCACGAATTGCGCCACAGTTTCGCCAGCCTGGCCTTCCACCTGAAGTGGGATATCATGACCACCTGCGATATTGGCGGATGGAATGATCCTTCCACGGTCCAGAATATCTATACTCACCTGGCAAAGAAGGACAAAAACGCCAACGTCAAGCGGATGCAGCGGTTCTACAAACATGGCCGATAATTGCATTTTTACTAACGAATTTACTAACGGATTTTTAGAGCCCCCTGTTTCCTTATGTTTTTACGCTATTCCGGGCGGGTTCAAATCCCGTACGGGTCACCAGAACAAAAAGCTCGGAATTCTAAAGATTCCGGGCTTTTTTCTTATGTTTTCCTGCACTTTTTCAGCAAATTCACTTTTTCTGATAATTATCCGGAGCAAATAATTTGCTGATTAACTACACTTTGTTTCCCTAAAATAACACTTTGTTTACTGCATTTTTACTAACGAATTTACTAACGAAATGCAGCAGGATCTCTCCTGCTGCGTTTCATTATTATTCCTCTTTCTCGGAGTCGCTCTTGTCCAGGTAGATGTTGGTCGTGCCGGCGTCCACCAGGCCTTCCCCGATGATGTACGCCACCACCGCGGCCCCCTGCATGATGAGGCCTGAGACGACTTCCGCCTTCTGTGCGTCGCCGTTAAAGGCCACGATGCAGCCGCTGATAAACAGTGCGATGGCCGCCCAGAATTTCCTTGAGGTCAGTTTCCGTTTCCAATCGATACCCATGATTTTCTCCTTTCTTTTAATTGACTACTTCCATGCTTTGTACTTCGTTCTTGATTTTGTCTATGAAGCTGTTGCCGCCCAGCGTCTTATACGCCGCGTACATCAGCACAAAGTTCTCGAAATCATATTGTCTTACTTTGTTTCCTTCGTCCTTGCCGCGGTAGTAAATGCTCAGCATCTCCGCCCGCAGCACACACTTCTGCCCTTCTTCGATCTTCTTTGTGCCGAACAGCTTCTCCCGGATCGGTTTTGCAAGGATCGCGATGGCCGCTGCCAGGGACGTAATCAGACTGCACAGCTGCATAATCAAACCGATTGTATGATTCATGGCCACATCACCTCTTTCCCCTGTCAGCGTCCCAGCAACTTGTCCCACAGCTCGGTGCTGCATTCTCCGTCCTGTGGCATGCCGTAATATCGCTTCGCATGATTGACTGCTGCTTCCGTCATGACACCGTAGTACCCGTCCGGATTCCCGCAGTTGAAACCTCTCACATTGAGCAGCGCCTGCAGCACAACGATAGCTCTGGAGTATTTCACGCCATTCTTTAGTGGTTCCGGATTCCAGTCGTGCTCTTCCACCGGCGCGGATACCGGGGCAGATTGCTCCTCTTTCTCCGGTTCAGTCGCGATAGCCGGCGCTTCCTTCTTCGCTGCTTGGATCGCTTCCTGCGTCTTTTTGTTGGCGCCTGCAGATACTGGCAGTCCATGATCCTTCTGGAATTTCCGCACAGCTGAGATCGTGTCATAGCCGTACACGCCATCCGCGCCACAGCTCCCGCAGCTGTAGCCAAGATCAATCAGCTTTTGCTGCATGGCCTTCACGGCCTCTCCCTTCGCGCCGTAGTGCAGCGTGCCGTCATCCTCCGCCGGTGCGGATCCCGAAACGCTCCCGGTGCTTCCGGTAGCATTGTCATCCTTTTTGTACCGCAGCACACAGTCCCAGGGATAGTTCCAGTACGATTGCACCCGGATCTCGTTGCCGCTCTGGTCTCCAGCCTGTGGGTTTCCTTCGTCCGTCCTGCAGTTGATAACCTTCCCGTTCCCTGCTGCAAGGCAGGTATGTGCAGAATAGTTCAGCAGCACATCTCCCCGCTGGATCCCATAGCCCGTTGAGAGGCCGCATTCATAGGTGACATCCACGAATCCCATAGCGAGGAATGCGCCCCGCATGTTTCCGGTATAGCTTGCCCCAGCGCTCTTCACCCGGACGCCAGCTGCCTCCCATGCTGCAATTACGAACGAGCTGCAATCATAGTCTGGGCCCCACCGGTCCGCCTGGCTGTATCCGTGACTGTTGTCCGCCGCCATCTTCTCGGCCCACTGTACGGCCGCTTCGATCTTTGTCATTGCTCAGTCCTCCTCTCATACGAACAGTTTACCGGATAGGGGCGGGAAGGTTAATCCCCGCCCCCGATGTTTTTACCAGAGCTTGTACTTGCGTACCGTCTTGGCGCTCCAGAAGCACAGGGCCAGCGCCGTCTTCTGATCCGCGCTAATCGGCAGCGAATCAATCTGCGGCATGACTTTCTTTGTCCTGGAGTAGGAGATGGACTTTCCGTTGGCGTCCACGTCACCCTTGGTGTTGTTGTACATGGACCAGGCACGCACGAAGACTTCCTTCTCTACCCCGGCGCCGGCGCAGTACTGGTCGTACTTCTTGATCGCCGCCTCCGTGATATCCTCGGCGCCTGTCACGTCTCTTGCCCACTCCCAGACGCGGATCTGGCTCTCCGCCTCTTCCTCGCTCATGCCCTTGTAGGACATCATGATGGACTTCATCTGGGATCTGCTGACTTTGCCGTCCAGGTACTGGTTCTTCCTGGCGCTCCACTGGAATCCGTACTTCTTCTCGAAGTCGTAGGACTGGACGAAGCTGTCCGCCTCTTCCGCGCTCTTGCCGTCGAACTGCATAATCATGCGCTTCAGCTCGGTTCTGGAGATCTTTCCGTCCATGTACTGTTCCTTCTTGTCGTAGTACGAGAATCCGTACTTCTGCTCGAAGTGCCACTCCTTCATGACGTCCGCAATCTCCCGGTCCGTCAGCTGCGCGTATTCCTTCAGCATCCGCTCGGCTTCCGCATCCGTGAGCGTCGTCTTTCCGACGATCTTGCTCTCGCCTTCGCTCAGCTCCCCGCCCAGGTAGATCTTCTTGAAGAACCTCTTCATCTCGCTGTTGATATCCTTGTCCTTCACGCCGTGGCCGGTAAGCTCCGCTCTGGCTGCCTTCACGCCTTCCAGGTCTCCGCTCATTACCGCAGTCTTCAGGTCCGTGTACTTGCCGCCTTCCTGCAGCATCCAGTACGCATCGTTCTTGTCTTCCGCAAGGCCCTTCTCCAGCAGCCTGGAAATGGCTTCCTCTTCGCTGACGTGTCCCTTGTTGTAGGCTTCCCTCAGTCTGGCCTCGGGACCCGGGTCATAGGTCCGGATCTTCCAGTCATCCTTCCGGCCGTTCATGACGGTGTTCCAGATGGCGATGGCGTCCCTGGTGAAGTTGGCGCCGGCCACACCGGTCAGTCTCGAGAGCGCCTGCAGCGTCTTGTAGATCTTGCCCCAGTCTGTCATGTTCCCGTTGTAGGTAACCTTCGTCGCCTTGCTCAGGGTTCCGTTGGACAGCTGGATCGTTTCCTTCCAGATCTTGTACACGTCCACGATATCCCCGAAGGCCTGCGTGGTCATATCCGCGCTGTCATAGCCCTGGATCTTCGAGATCACATTCTTCAGGTACGGGATCTTCCCGATCAGCGTGATATCCGAATAGAGATTCCCCTGGAAGAAGCTGTCCTCGCCCAGGAAGGCTTCCAGTACTTTGTCCAGGTACCCTTCGTCATCGTCGTCTCTCACTGCGTCAAACAGGGATTCCACAATGGCGGCGAATACCGCGCTCGCTACATATACCCCGAAGGCCTTCCCGATCACTCCGGAGTTTCTGCTCCAGGCGCCGGCCTTTCCGTGTCTCCGGACGTCCCGGCTGTAGGTGTCCGCCGCGTCCAGCAGGATGTTGTAGGACAGTGTCGGCTCAGCGCCGAATGCCGTGATTGCTTTGGTTGCGATGGTGTTTCCGCGCATCAGCTCGGACCGGGTCAGGGTGCTGTCCATAACCTGGGACGAATACACCACCTGCCGGAACAGGTCCGCCGTCGCATCCATCAGCCGGTCCCCGGTAAATCCGGTTTCGGCCTGGGCCTGCAGTCTGCAGGCTACCCACAGCCGGCCCCAGGTCCGCTGGTCTCCCAGCTCCGCGCCCTTCATGGAGGCCTCGCTGACTTTGTCCTTCAGCGTGTCGTTGTGCTGGATCTGCTGCCGCATGTTCCTGCTGATATTCGTGTCGTAGTAGCCCATGCTCTTCCATACCGCCGTGCCGGAATGCTCCAGCGCTTCCTTATAGGCGTTCTTCTGTTTGAAGGCCATTGCCAGGTACTTCGGCTTAATCAGGAAGGAAGCTCTCACGTAGGACGTCGGCTGCAGGAAGGCCACTCTCAGGTTTGCCGCAACCGCTGCGATTTTGTAGTTCGTCATCAGCTTGCTGGCAATATCTGTTCCGCGGTCCCCGCCTTCCCGGACGCCGTTGATATCCTTCATCAGGGTTCTGAAGTACCGCTGCGCCTCGCTGCCGTAGGCCTCTTCCATCGCCGCCTGCAGGGTTCTGGTGTTGTACATGCCGTCGCCCAGGTCCTGCTTGTCCTTGAAGTTGAACCACTTGATCGCGTCCAGGATCGGCAGCCCCAGTCCGTTCAGCTTCGCCTGGTCGGCCATGTGATCCGCAAAGGTGTCGAAGATATCTCCCACCACCAGCGCGTTTGAGGCCTTCGGGTTCAGGCTCTTGGAAGAGCTCAGGTTCAGCAGCCGGAACATGCTGTTTTCCATCGCGTCCGTATCCGCCATCGGCCGGTCGTTGGAGTCGGTCTTAATCGGGTAGTACGCTTCGCCCTCTGTGTAGAACCGATACCCGAACCGCTTCATGGAGACTTCGTTGCCCCACTCCGCGCCCTTCTCGGCCATGTACTGCTGCAGCGCTCTCGCTACCTGGCGCTGCCGCTCGGTCAGCGTGCCGGTGATTCTGGTGATGTCCCTCAGGCTCAGGTGATAATGCGCTGTGTCATGGATGTCGCCCTTCTTGGTTTTGATATCCCCGATCCGGATACCGCCGGCCTGGATGTGCTTCTGCGCCTGCTCACGTCCCAGCAGCATGCTCAGCTCCATAATCTGGGCGGTCGTCATTTTGATCTTGCTGCCGTCCTCCAGCTCGAAGTCATGCAGCTCTTTCTTCCACTCGTTCACTTCCTTCGTGGTGTAGGCCTTCTCCGTGAAGTCGATAATCTCCCGGGTGTTGAAGGCCATCTTCTCCCAGCCTTTGGTGATGGAATCGAAGATCGCCTGCCCGCCGGCGCCGAAGCGCTTCATCACGAAATACGGCACACCGTTCTTCCATACCAGGTTCCGGGCCAGCGTGCCTTCCGCACCTTCTCCGGCCTTGCCCAGGCTCTTCATGTAGTCGATGTCCTCGTTCGCGGCCTCCCGCACGCTCTCGTACCGGGCGTTGGCCATGAAGTAGTTCATATTCCGGATCGCGGAGTACAGGTTCCCCAGGAAGTTGGACAGATCCCTCAGCTGCGCCCCGCTCATGGCGTTGATGGTGTAGGTCTGTCCCTGCTCCAGGGCCGTCGTTACCATCTCCGCACAGTCCTGGATAAACTGCAGGTTGTCCTGGCTCAGGTCCAGGTACCCGCCGAAGTCTCCGGACTTCACGTTCTCGTCGCCGTTGATCCACGCCTGCTGGTTCGTCAGCATGGTGCTCAGCTTCTGGACAGAGGCTGCAAACTGCTGGTCTGCCTTGGTCTGGTCTCCGCCTCTCAGGGCCCGCTTGCTGGTGAAGTCCAGTCCCGACAGGAACGCACCCAGGGGTTCCTTCAGCATTTCGGGCACGTGCTTCTTATCGGAATTGGTCATCAGCATCTCGTACAGGGCGCCGGCCTTTTCCTGGACCTGCTTGCGGTACTTGGTGAAGTTGCCTCTTTCCTCTCTGCGCTCCCGGGCGTTTCTTTCTTTTTCACGGTAGTACTCCCGGAGCTCGGCTACCTTCTCCCACTTCTCCGCCTTCTCTCTGGCCTGGGTCTCCCGCACTCTTTCGATGCCGGCCTTCCGGACCTGCTCGATCCGCTCGTTCTTCTCAGCTCTCAGCTCGTCCAGCCGCTCCCGGGTCCGCTGCGCGTTCTCGGAAAGTTTCGCCTCCAGGCGCTCCGTCTTCCCGATCTGCCGGTTCAGCTGCCGCTGAAGTGTTGCCTGCTGCTGCTCGGCTTCCTGTCTGGCTGCAATGGCTTCGTCCCGCTGCTGCCGGATCTCGGCTGCGTTCTCCTGGGCCTTCTTCAAAAGCTCCTCCGCCTTTACCAAGCGGGCCCGCTCCTGCTTCAGGGCCGTCTCCAGGGCCTGCCGTGCCTGGGTGTTATCCCGGTCGGTCACCAGCATCCTGGCCAGGTTCCCGCTCAGATTCTCGATCCGCTTCTGGGCCTCGTCCAGTCTCTTCTGGGCCAGCTCCTCGTTGGCGGATACCGTGGCCCACCGTTTCTCCAGGCCTTCCGCCTGCTTCGTGAGCTCCGTGAGGCTCTTCTCGATTCCGGCCAGCGACTTCCGGGCTGCCTTCAGCTCTTCCTCGGTCAGGGCCGGTGCTTCCTCTGCGGTCATGTTCTCCGCTCTCGAGACCAGTGCCACAATGCTCGGGTCCTTCACCTTCTGCCGGACCGCCTCGCCCAGGATGTCCTCATAGATCTGGTTCGTGACTTCCTCGATGAAGTTTCCGTCCTCATAGTCGTAGGGGTTCATCATGTCGGGCTTGGCTTCCTCGAAGATCTCCGCCATCCGGATGATCTGGTCGCCCTCGGTGTTCAGCTCTGGGAACAGATCCGGGTACATATCGTGGAGCTCCGTGTACAGGGCGTCGATGCTGTCGCCGGTGTTGGCGTTCAGGGTAAACCGTCCCATGTTCGCCCGGCGGAATGCGGAGTAGCCGCCTTCCCTCGCGAGATCCCCTCTCAGGGCTTCAGGGAAGTAGAATTTCTTCCCCTGGATCATCGCCACGGCGTCCTTGTGCCGCTCCAGATCCTGGTTCCGCATACTGTACGGAGCCTCCACTTCTCTGGCCCGGTCGATCAGCTTGTCTGCAATTCCCCTGGCCATCTCCCGGATCCTGCCGTCGTCCAGCTCATCGGTGCTGACGATGTAGTCGCCCAGCGCCTTGATATCCGCCGACAATTCCTTGATGGATACCGTGCTGCCAAACTGGCTGATGTATCCCTTCGCCAGGTTCCTGCAGTCATCCTCCCGGACTTCGTTGCCTCCGGAGACTTTCCCCTTCAGCTTCTTCAGCTCCCGGTTCAGCATGACCAGAGTTTCCTGCAGCAGCTGCTTCTCTTCCTGCACCCGGTCCGCGGCCCTCTCGCTGGCGTTGCGCTCTGTGGCCGTCATCTCCAGGCCCGGATCATACTTCATATAGAAGCGCTCCTTCGGCTGCTCAGCGTTTCTCCATTCGTTTCTCAGTCTGGTGAGCTCCTCCTCTGGCGCACCGCTATCCCGGGCAGCTGCATACGCCTCATATTTGTCTGTTGAGAGCAGTGACTGATTCAGTCTTGCCAGGAAATCTTCCGCTGCCTCCCGGTCCTCAAGTGCCAGTTTGTCACTGGCCAGCAGGTTCTCCAGGTAGGTCCTCTCCTTCTGCCTCAGTACCGGGCTGCCCAGTTCACCGGGCACATACCCTTCATAGTACAGGCTCGGGTGCCGCTCACGGTACCACTCCAGGAAAGGCCGGTTCATGGCTTTGGCTTCTTCTCCGCCCACATCGTCCGGGATGTACCGGGTTCTGGCTTCGGCGCCGGCATGCAGCAGCAGCTCTTCCATCATCCGGTAGGCTTCCTCGCGCTCGCCTTCCGCCATCTGTCCCTGGGTCAGGTTGGAGATCTCCAGGATCGCGTCTTCCGCATTGGCAATGTCTCCCACGTCTTCCCAGCTGCCTTTCCTCAGCTGTGTGGTGTCCGTGTGCCTCGGCATCAGTACCGGCATCTCGTCATCGTCCAGGAACCGTCCAAGGTACCGCTCCACTCTCCGGGTCAGATCCTCGGCCTGCTCCATCCGCTTCCGGCGCTCGGGATCCCACAGTCTCCGCTCGGCGCTCCGGCTGTACTCGCCTTCTGTCATGTCGTCCATGCTCAGCTGGTCCCCGCTGTACTTCTGGTACATCGGCTGGCCGCTGTAATAACTATCATTCTGCTCCGCTGCCCGCTTTCCGTCCAGCATGGCCTTCTCCTGCAGCAGCTTCGCAAACTCCAGGTACTGCGCCGTGGTAAACCGGTCGTTGTACGACAGCGATTCCTTATAGACGTACTGCCCAGCAGTCTCTCTGGTCCACTCCACAAATCTCGCAACAAACCGCGCGAAGACTTCCTTCGGTTCCTGTGTGTAGGAACTGTGGTTATCATTGACTTCTGTCAGGCTGTCTATAAATATCTTGAAGTTTCGATAAAACTGCAGGTGCTCCTCCGACCGGATAAGATCCTCTTTCACTGTGGCCTCGCTCAGTGCTCCCCACGATCCGCTTTCTTCAACCTGGAATAGGTCTCTCGTCCACTGGTAGTCCAGTGCGTGGCCCATCTCGTGTGCCGTCGTGTTCCCGTGCCCATTGCCTCCGACCACGACTTTCCGTGCGGGGTCAAAATACGTGCCTCTTACAGAACTCCGGTTCTGGTCTGCCTTCTCTCGGAACTCAAAATTCAGCCAGCTCCAGTCGATGTGGGTATCCAGTGCCAGCATCGTCTGTCCGATGTATTTTCTCTGGTATTCGGAGCTCCCTCCTTCAACGCTTCCGACCATGCTCCGGATATCCTCGTCCGTCATTGTGATATCGGAAAGAATGGAGCTGTTCTGGATCCCGGTCCAGCGGTTTTCCTCTGCCACGCCGCTGTTAATGCGGATGCTGAACTCCCGCGCCTTACTGGAATAGTTGCTCCAGGATCTCAGCTTCTTGTTGAGCTCCGCCGCTGTAATTCCCAGCACGCCGGCAATGTCGCCGTTATGCGCTGCGATCAGGATATTCTTCCGGGCCTCAAATACTTCAGCCTTGTTCTTGCCGCCGGCCTTGAGGTTTGCCGTGTCCCACATCTCCCGCGTCGCCTGGATCTCCTGCGGCGCATAGAATCTGCTGTCACGGTACCCGGTGCGCTGCGCGGTGTTCAGGCGTTTCGCTCTCGGCTTTTCCTTTCCGGTCAGCGTCCCTTCCAGGTAGGCATTCACAACGTCCTCAATCATGAAGTCACCATTAACAATGTACTCGTTCGAGTTCACGTACTTGGAAATCAGACCGTAGTCATTGTCAATATACATTGCGACTTCTTCTGCGCCGGCTCTTCGTGCCCAGTCTTCAGGACCTTTGAATCTTTCCTCACCCGCAGCCAGGTAGTCGTTCGGGCTGGCCACACGGTAGGCTTTCTCCACCATAGTGTGTGCCTGGTCCATCGTCATGGATTCGTTGATGTGCCGCTCGGTCTCTGCATCAAACTTCTGGTACGGTCTCGCCGCGCTCTCCTGCTCCGCATTCACACTGCCTTCCGTGACCGCCGCCACAACGCCGGCCTGCAACTCGTTGAACCGCTTGCTGAGCTCGTCTGCCTTCTTGCTGTCGGCCTTGGCCTTCTTCACGGCATCGCTCTTCTTCAGGTCCTTGATGCGCTGCGGCAGCTGGTCCAGGTTCTGGCGTACATAGTCCAGTGCCCGGTCCTGCAGCGTGGAGTCGTAGGCGTCTACCTCGGCCTGGACCATCTGCTCGATCAGTCCGAAATCAAAGTCCGGCCTTACCGCCTTCTGCTCAATCAGGGCCCCGGTCTTCTGGTTAATCATCTTCCGGTCAATCAGCAGCTTCCAGTAATTGGGCTCATTGCTGAAGTCCGCATTCACCTTGCTGTTGCTCCAGGAGAACTTCGGCCTCAGGCCACGCTCGGCGCACATCTTCTTGTACTGGTCCGCCGCCCGGCGCATGGTGACAATACCGGCCTCGCCTTCCTTGTATCCGTTCGCCGGATCCTTGGCTGCGTTGAAGAACTCACTGAACACCGGCTCCTTGTGCCAGGTTTCCTTGTCGTGCTTCTTCTCATCGAACTTAATGCTCTTGTCCTCGCTGGCGTTCTGGAAGGACGTGAAGTCGTCCCAGTTGGAAATCTGCTCCATTCTCCGGAGGGAGGCATTCAGTCCGCTGGTGTGGTAAGGAATCACGTAGTCGATGATCTCGCTCCGCAGCAGCGCCAGGATATGCTTATTGCTGATACCGATGCACTGCAGCCCTGCGGTCTCCGGGAAGTCTTCTCTGGCTTTGATGGCATCGTACTCGGTTCCGTCTTCGGATTTCACCAGCACGCTCTCCGTGGGGCTGAAGTCCAGGGATCCGTCCGCCTTGAGCCCGGTGCCCTGGGGCACGCCGCTCATGTTGAACATCATCCCGGTCTTTCCAAAGATCCTTACCTGCTCCAGGAATTTGGTGTAGCCGTGCATGGAGCAGTGGCGGGTGCTCAGCTCAATGACCGCCGTCATCATGTCCAGCATATGCTGGATCTGGAAGTCGCTCCAGGAGCTGAACCGCATACCGTTCTCGGCGTTCACGCTCGCGATGAACTCATCGCTTACCGCGCCCTGGCTGTCTCCGTAATAATACGGAATGTCCGCTTCCAGGCTCTTGCTCCGGGTGGCCGTGCGGATCGTCGCCGTGTACGCGTCATAAATGACCGGGTGCTCCTCCGCCAGCTGCGCCAGGTTCGCTGCCGTGAGGTACGTGGAATTCGGCAGGGTCTTCGCGATCCGGATCGCCTCCAGCTCCTCCGCCGTGGCCGGGTGCGCCTTGGTGCCGTAGGAGTTTCTCAGCTTATTGCTGAGCTCATTCAGTGCCTTGACGTGTGCCGGCTTCATATCCTTCTTGGCCGTCTTCTCGGTGTAGCCGTGCTTCACCTTGAAGTCCGCCTGGGCCGCCTTCACGGAGTCGTTGAATTCCTTGTTCTTCAGTGCAAAGTACCGCAGCATCGGCGCTTCCGGATCCCGCAGGAACTTGTTGATCTGCTTCGGTGCCTTCAGTCTCGCGGCCTCCACATAGCACATGGCGCACGCTACCTTTAGGGCCTTCTCCTGCTGGGCGTATTCCTTCATCAGGTCACGGACCGCCAGCTGCTCCTCTGCGGACAGCGCTCTTCCCTTGGTTCCGGTCTCGCTGTTGTCCAGCTCGGTCTGCAGCTTCTCGATGACGTACTGGGTCATCAGGCGCTTCCGGCACAGGGTGGAGAAGTCCAGGCTCAGGGTGTACAGCGGATCACTGTTGGGCTTGAATGCCTTGAAGGGCCGGTTATTCTTTGTGAAGGTTTCGTTCAGGTCCAGGATATCCCGGTGCAGCGTAATCTGATCCATCAGGTTCTGCAGCCCGGTCCGGAGATCGCTGATCTCCGTATCGGTCATCCCGGTGTAGGTCTTCAGATCCTCGAACATCTTGCCTTCCTGGATGTCGTGGTCCATCGACTTCAGGGAGTACTTCCGCATCGGGAAGGTCTTCCCGTCCTCTTCCGTGACCGTGACTTCTTCCCTGGCGTTCTGGGCATCCACCTTCGTCTCCTGCGCTGCCGCATTGCGCTGCGCCCGCGCTTTGTACATCGGGGATCCTTCGTGGTCGATCTTCACGCCGGCCTTCTCAAGCTCCTGCAGCAGCTCCGGCGTTACCACGTTGAAGGGTACCGCAACGTCTGTCCCCTCAAGCAGCTGCTTATAGTGCTTCGCCACTTCCGCTGCCGGCACTTCCCGCATGGGTTTCAGCCAGCGGGAAAGATACACGTTCCTCTGCGTGCCGCCCTTCAGATGGGACGCAACGGATCCGGCCTTCCACGGATGAAGGCCAACAGGATCCTTGGCATACTCCGCCTGGTATCCGCTGGTCAGCTCGCTCTCCGGGATGATGCACTCATAGGTCACCAGCTGCGGCCTCTGATAGGCTTCCTCAAACTGGTCGTTCAGCATCAGGTTGGAAGAATGCTGATAGGGATTGTATGCAGCCTTGACGGTTTTGCCGTTGTCCTTCTTCAGGAGGTAGTAGCCCTTGCCGGTCTTCTCATCGATAATCAGGTTCTTCGGGTTGCCGACGGATTCTTCCCAGCGTCCCTCTTCCATTGCGTGGGCCATCTTGTACTTGCCGTTCTCGTCCTTCTGCAGGGACGCCATCGGTGGGTAGAGTTTTCCGTCAATCTTCAGGAAAGACTTATAGGTCCGCACGACTTTCCCTTCCCGCTCCTGCTGATCCAGGAAGGCCAGGGTTTTCTCATCCTCCACGAATCTGGAGTACTGCCGCTCTGTCGCCTCAGCAGCCTCTATTTCTGCTCCGATTTCCGCATCTGACCCCTTGCTATTCTCGACAAGATCTGCTACAATAGTCTCAGCAGGTCCTTCGAGCCCTCTGGTTAATCCGCCTTGAGCGGTAAGTCCAGTCTTTGTGTTGCTTGAAGGGCCTGCGTTTATTCTCACGTA